CCCCCAAGGGCCTCCCACGCCGTGTTTTGCGTGGAGGTTACCTTGGGTTCCTTCTACTCTAGTTGGTCACTAGAGAGGCCCTTATCCTCCGGGGTTGATCTCCCGAAGGCAGCCACCTTTGTGCGACGACCCGTCGCTCAGTGGGTAAGGGATGGAATGGATCGGAGCTGGCTGGCTCCGTTTCTTCCAAATGACCAGAGCTTGTGTGTTTCACGCACATAGTTGGAACCCCGTGAGGGGCCCAGCGAAGCACGTTTAAGGAGCATATGATGGCTTTACCAATCATTAATCTCCCCACACGGACTCGATCCAGCAACACGGACGGTCTCGGTAGCTTTCACGAGAGCGTCGTGGGGACGCGACAAGCGAAACCCTACGATAAACCGGCGACTTATGAGGTCAACCGGGTCTCAACTACCTATGCAAAGCTCTTCGGGGACACCACTACCCATGGTGGCATGGCTGATGCCAGCTCCTATAAGGGTGATTACTTGGTGGACCCAACCTGCAGTATGCCTTGTGTCAGCGATGAGATCGATTGGGCAGTTAACTCCGCCCGAGAAGCACTGATCAACGAGCTGAATGAGGAAGCCATGATCGCCGTCAATATCGCCGAACGACAACAATCGATCAACATGATGACAAATCGTGTGATGCAGATTTATCGTTTCACGTCGAGACTTCGCCGTGGTGATATCCGTGGGGCCGCCGCTCAACTACGCGTCGACCCGACTCCTATACGCAGTCGCCCAAAAGGCAACGGTCGTTGGAGACGGAGCAAGGATTACTCGAACGCCTGGCTAGAGTTCCATTTTGGTTGGGAACCCTTGGTCAAGGACATCGGGGCTTGCATTGACTTACTCTCTGAACCCATTCCAGGGGGTGTTTTTACTGTTAAAGGTAGGAATACTCCTTTCGATAAGTGGTCATACCGTCTGATTAACTCTAGCTACAACGAGTATCAGCGGAGAGAGATTAAAGGACGGGTACGAGGAAAAGCTGGCGCTGAAATATACGTCACAGATCCGAATGCCTACCTGGCGAACCGTCTGGGGCTCGTGAACCCCTTGTCGGTAGTCTGGGAACTTGTTCCCTATAGCTTCGTGGTCGATTGGTTCGCTAATGTTGGTCAGTTCATCGGCCAATTCAGCGACCTCTACGGCTGCACGGTGCTTAACCCTTGGTATGGGTGGACTATGGTTGTAGGTAGTAGCCGGTATGAGTATCACTATGACTGGGGGAATCAAACCCACGGCCAAGAAGTGACTCAGACTGCGCTATATTCACGGCGGTATTTGGGCATCCCCAGCGTGAAACTGGGTATCCGCCCGCCTAAACGACTTTCGGTCGTCAGGGCAGCAACCGCGATCGCGCTCTTGGTGCAAAAACTGTAACCTGGGCGTTTTCTCCTTAATGTATTGCCAACAAGTCTGAAAGGGACACATCATGCCTTCGATCGCAAACGTAACGATCAAAAAGAACGACGGTACCACCGACATCGTCTACACTGCCCAAGCGCCTAGCTCTGGGGATGGCGTTCCCGCTGTATGGAAAGCCACCTCGATCGGCAACGCGCCTGCACATCAACCGGAGTTCCGTCTTTCCAGCCGCGAGGCCGGAAAAGGAGCGAAGCGCGCTCTTCGGAGTACATACGTGTACCCGCATATCGCGACCAACTCCACCACTGGCTTGACCACGGTCGTTGACCGCGCGTCCGCTGATACCAACTGGAACTTCCCCAAGGGGATGCCCCAGGCGGACATCAACGAGTTCGTCTCCCAGTATGCCAACATGCTCGTCTCGACGCTTGTCAAAGACTGCGTCAAGGGCGGCTACGCGGCATCCTAATACCAGGGAGATAAACCATGTCAGTGGACTTTCTGACACCGGAAGTGCAGGAAGTTGCCCTGAGCCTAATGGCCGGGCTAAATTGTGCTCGTTCCCTCACAGTCGCAGTAATGATTCGTGAGCGCGAGTGGGAGCAACTTGTAAATCTCAAGTGCAACCCGACCCACTACTCTTGCGCGGACTCCTACCTGCGGGCGGCAGCGGCGACCGACTTTCTTCGGAAGGTCGATAGCCCGCTACCCTCGGTGGACCGTGAAGCTGCCACCCTGAAAAAGTGGCTACAAGCTGAACAAGAGTGCTTCAAGACCAATCGACTGCTGTATGAGTTCCTCGACTTTGGGACCATTCATGGACTCCCGGCCGAGGACGTGATCGTCGAATTTTTTGATCGGTTGCGGCAAAATCTCCTGTGGTTGATTGGCAGCGGTCCGGACCCGTCCTTTAACGGGCGATTCGGGCCAGGGGCCACAATGTCAGACATGTCGGGTCGTACAACCGTCCCGCATAAAATGTCAACGAATCCAACCTTGACTACCTCTGCCCTGTACTACATGGTTCCTTGGACTGGAACTAAATGGGCTGCCGCTTGCGCGGCAAGAGGTGATGGGATTTCAATCGTTAGGGGAAACTCTTACTTTACCGTCAACAAAACTGCTCTCACGCATAGACCATGCGCGAAAGAGCCGTCCCTCAATGGCTACTATCAGCTTGGCCTAGGCCGAGAGCTGCGTGTGCGCCTCAAGGGTCGAGGGATTGACCTCGATGACGGACAGGATGTCCACAGGCGGGTCGCCTGCGCCGCTTCCCATAGCGGCGAGTTCTGTACGATTGACTTATCATCAGCCAGCGATACCCTATGCCATGCTCTAGTCAAGCTGGCATTACCCCCTAAATGGTTTAACCACCTAGATGACCTACGCTCCCCATTCACGCGAGTGAACGGGAGGTGGTATCGACTTGAGAAATTTTCGTCGATGGGGAATGGGTTCACATTCGAGCTAGAAACTGCCGTTTTCACGGCAATCTGCATGGCTCTTGACCCAGGGCTAACGCCCGGTAAAGATCTATGGGTCTATGGCGACGACATAATCGTCCCTACTAGGCTTGCTTCGTCTGTGCTAAAAGCTCTCCGTTTCTGTGGGTTCACTCCTAACAGCGACAAAACCTACGTAAGTGGGTCATTCAGAGAGAGCTGCGGTGGTGACTACTGGGACGGCCAGGCCGTGAGGCCCTACTATCTCAAGGAGTTACCAAATGAACCGCAACACTTCATCGCCCTCGCGAACGGCATTAGACGTCTGGCGAGCAATTTTGGCCAGAATTCTCGTCTTTTTGCTGATCTTCGTCGTACCTGGTTCAAGTGCTTGGATTTCATACCAAGCGCTATACGCCAATGTCGGGGTCCCGAGCAACTTGGGGACCTCGTCATCCACGACGCAGAGGACCGATGGAAAACCCGCTGGCGCGCCAACTGCATCCGTTACGTGCGCGTTTACCGGCCTTGCTCCTTTAGGGGAGTAAGTTTCGCCAGGTTCGACGAGCACATACAGCTTGCAACGGCGCTTTACGGCGTATACCTGTACCCATCGAAACCTAAGCCCGGATGGCCGGACGGCTACGATAACCGTGCGATCATTGGGCGTGATGGTGTCGCAGGATACAAAGTAGGTTGGCTGCCGTACTCGTGAGAGCATCGGTAGAGTGAGGTTGCCCTCCTTCTGGCGTGAGCCATGTTGGGTTGGTGTAATTCCTCACATTCTTTCCTGGCTTCTTGTAGTAAACCAGGTGGTTGTCCTGTGAGGGACGTAAAGGGGGTAAGCG